TGATTTGTTTGCCGACGGCTTCAGTGACGTTGGTGAATTCCAAGGTCAGGCGTTGTCCGACAGTGCGACTGCCGTGGCGGAAACGGATTTCACGGCCGCCCATGCTCATAAATGTGCTGATCGGCTTCGTTCCAGGTGTCCAGGAACGGGCTGCTGGTGTTAGCGCGGGGAAGGCGGTCATACGACGGTAAAGCTGCCGCTAACAATGTCCGTTGCTATCACACTAGCGCCGCTACTCAGCGGGAAGTGTTCGGCTGTAATGGATGCTGTGCCGTCCATCCGCCGAGTCAACGTGTCGATCAAATAGTGGTTGGTCTCAGTGCGGCTGGTGCCGTCGCTGGTGACACGATCCAATTCAATCGCAATCAGATCGCCGGGCTTGAGTCCCAGTGTGGTGAAAATGTCGGTTGAGAATGAGACGTTATGCGTGGTGCGTTTGCGCTTCGCTAAGAAATACTTTGCGGCGAGTGCTGCATGGGCGCTAGTTACACAGAAATCGCTCATGTCGTACTGCTCTTGAGGCAAAACTCCGGTATCAGCGGCGTAGCGAACTTTGAGGCTTGTTGTAAAAGGTTGATCGAAACCTGCGCCAGTTGTGTCCGCTTGGTCGCGCCACAGCATCACCGCTTCAAACGGTTTGCGCTCGGAAAGCGGGATGTAGTCAACGGCGTAAGTACCTTCAACAATTGTCTCTTCGTCAAATGTATAAGCCGGAGTTAGTACGCCAGTGTTGATAGCGTGGGCTCCGGTTACGGGCAGTGCCGGGCGAAGACCAATGCGAGATTCAAGGTTTAAGGGAACGAGCAAGAAAAATCCTGCTGTTGACTCGATCCACTCTTTGTAGTTGACGGCATCAACGAGGGCGCCGTTAAAAAACAGGTTGTTTGTGTTGGTAAAGTTTGCCGCTGCGGTTAGCGACGTCGTATCCATTGAGATTGTTTCTGTGTACTGAAGCCCTAGATGGTTTACGAGATCTGCGTAATTGTTACTTGGGCCAGTCGTTGCTGTAATTAAGTTGTAGACGTTGATCCCGTTAGAGCAGAATACAGAGGCTTGGGTATTGTGGAAATTATTGACTTGATCGACAAGATCATCTGTTACTGATGCGTTTACAGGATCGGTTTTGTCAATCATTTCATGGGCCCCCTTCAAGCCCAAAACTGTCATGCCGCTAAAGTCGCCTGTTGTTGTTTCTCGGTAGACAAGCGAAAGGTTTAGGGGGTCAGGGATAATAAAGGGCTTGCGTATTGTTTCGTTTACACGAAAGACTTGTTGATCAATAACATTAAAGTTATCGTACGTTGTGTTAGGAAGAAAGTTATCAGTGTACTCTAAGGGGACGTACTCTGGGTTGGTAAGCGTAACTTTAAGTGTAGTTAAAAGTACGCTAGTGCTACGAAGGCGAGTTGCACCGATGGAGCTACTTCCTGAACTTAACACGCCAGTATCATCGGAGAACTCGTAATCCCACGTAACAGTAGATATGCTTCCTTGTGTGCGTATTGTAGTCCCAGTAAATGAGTTGTTGTTGTTGTACTGAACAGTAAATTCATTGCCCCCGAAAATTGTTGTGAACCAAGAAAGCCTCGTGCAAAAAGGAGAGCTTGATGAGATTGTTACTGTACCTGTGCCTGTTTCAGTAATCGGCGCGCTTACGTTGTGGTAATAAGCGTTACCTCCAGCTGCTACAGGCGTTGTGTAGTATGTATTTGTTTCTAGATCATAATACTGAGTAAGGTTATACGTGTATACATTATTAGTTGTAGGAAGCGATCCGTATGTAACTTCTTGAAAGCGGTTCGTAATAAAATCGCCTAAACCCGGATAACCGCCCCAGGGGTAATAGCCAATAAGAATATCGGTATCAAAGTCCGCAACTGGCGCTGTAATTTGACCATCGCTCAGTAGAAAAGCGTGACTAAATATGGCGTTTTCGTTTAAGTTTTGTAGTCCGGTGCGTACCAGTGGTGGGGTGATCCAGGCGCCTCCTACACCGCTGACACGTTTGCAGAAAACAATGGGGATAGTTTGCCCTACTTCCGCTGGCTTAAGCGGAGTGGATAGTTCCAGTGTTGGGCGGCGGACAAGGTTGCCCTGTTCGTCCTTGCGGAGGGCAAGGGTGTTGGCGTTAGTCGCCGCTTGGCGGTAGATACGTGGCATTAGTCGAAGGCCACCATGTCGTAAGTAACTTTGCGGCGTGGGATCTGGGCTTCGGTGGTGTCGATGCCGTCCGAGATCACAATACTGACACCAGAAAAATCGCTAGATCCCGTTTCGGCAATACCCACAACAGTGGTAAAGATGGACGGCAAAATTTCAGCTGCAGTAAAGACCAGCGAAAATTTGTACCTGTAGGTGACAACAGCGGCTGTCAGCAGGTCGACGAACGTGGGTGTTCCAGGGAAGGTGAGGGTTACGGATAGTTTGCCGGCAGAGCGTTGCTGCACCATGTCGGAAACGTCAAATGGTGCGTAGCTGTAGCTGTTTCCGGTGTAGGTAACGTTTTGGTCGACGGCGAAGTTTTGGTAGCGGGCTACAAGAACAGGGCTGCCAGAAGTGATGTTGTCGATCTGGAGGTAGAACTGGGGTGTGTAGGTCGTCATCGCGTCACACCAGTGCTACGGCGGGAAGCTGGGTTGTTCTGCAGCATGTCCAGAGCCATCTTCGCACCCTGTCTAGCGGCTGTGCCAGTGGCTGACACGAGATCACGCTGGGTGACGTAGTTGGTGCCGTCCATTTGCATAACCGGGCCGGTGGTGATGTTGACTTGAGGGCTGACGCCTGCACCAGCAGCGGTTGATGAAGTGCTTTGCCCAAAAGACCGCATAGCAGACTGCCGTTCCGTACTTCCCCCTGTAAATTCTTCTCGTGCAGAAGCAAAACGCTCTTGGGCTTTACGCTGGTTGTAACCTTCTGCAAGTGCTAAATAGTCGTTGACGATTGCGTTATAGGCATTGGTAAAGGAGGCAGGGGTGAATTCGCGACTACGCTTGTTTAGTTCTTGTGTCGCCTCGTAAAAGTTTTTCATAAACCAAGCGTTTTGTCCTGCTTCACCGAAATCCACTCGTCCAACACTAGCTCCACCCCCGACTGATGGGGAGGCTACGCGGTCCATGGCTCCAGCGACTGCGCCAGCAGCGGCGGCAGTACCTTCCATATTTGCTTTGAGGTTTGCTGCGTTTACAGCTGCGTTATACGTTGCGTCAGCAGCACGCCATTGCTCATTAGCAACCTGAATTGATGTGGCGTAATTATCTTGTGCAATATTCAATGCAGACCTTTGCGCAGCAAGCGCTTCTATATGATTTTTGGTAAGTACTTTTTGTGCGGCCGCTAATTGCACTACGGCTTGAAGTTCTTTGTATTTGACTTCGGCCACATCCATGGCGATGCGCTGACGTTCTACTTCCGCAGTGATTTGAGCGCGTGTTGCTAGTAGCGTAAATCCAGCATTTGCAACTTCAAGATTACGAATTTTGCTTAAAATGCGAACACGCTCGCCATCTGTTTCTGCTGTCTTTAAGTTGTTTGTAAGACTTTGAATTTGGGCGTTGTTTATAGTTATTTGCGACTGGGCTATTGCGTCGACCTGTTTGACCGTATTGCTTAAATAGTTTGACGCCTCCTGCGCCGAACGATTAAACGCTTCGCTTTGGCGAGCTGCCTCCGCAGCAAAAGCCGCCACACGCTGTTCGCTTATCTCTTGCCTTGCGGCAGCATCAGCCTGCTCTCTCTTCGCGGCAGCCGCTTCACGTGTATTTTGTGCCACCTCATAGGCAACGCCAATCCCACGTTCGGCGATGGCAGCACCATTGATAATGGTTTCTAGTTCAAGTTTCTTGAGATTGTAGTTTTCGGCATTTACATCAAGAGCCTTTAAATCGGCTGCAGCCGCCTGGGCTTTTAGCTTTGCCTCTTCTGCGGCAATGTAAGCATTATCAATGTTTCTTTGCGCTTGAATGTTTGCGCTTTCTTCATCGAGTTTGTTCGCCTGCAGTTTGGCTTTTTGAATTTGATTGAGAACACCTAGCTCTTGCTCAAACGAAAGCGCATATTTTAATTGAGTCGAAAATCGTTGTTGATCTATTTGGTTTAAGCCAGACAACAGATTGCGGCGTGAGTCGATAAGCTGATTATTTTGCTCATTGATTTGCTTTTGCTGGGCAAGCACTGCCAACTGCGCGCTTAGTTCAGCTTTTACGGCAGCTTGCTTTGCCTTTAAGTCAACCGCCTGTGGTGGTAATTTGCTAAATTCTTTTACGTTTTTAGCTGTTGCCTGCGCAGCGCCTTCCTGTTCTTTTTTGTATTCAACAACATGATTTGTTGTTAGACCAAGACTGTTAAGCAGCCTGCCAACTTGATCGGCAATAAACTTAAATACCGGATTATTCGATAACTCTTTGAACTTGGTAATCACAAACGCAAGCACTTTTGAAAAGTTTCCAATAATCCCAACCGCCGCTTGGAAACCCTTAATAAGAACGTTCTGGATTACAGTGGTAATCACACTAAAGTCAATACCTTCGACGGCACTAGCAATCGCCGCCCTTAGTGGCTCAATTGCTTTTACGACTTGCGGGAATAAAACATTCGCGACGTAATTCCATCTATCACTTAGTATTTCTCCCGCCTTCGCTAATAGCTGGGCTCCGGCAATAACGACCGGCCCTAACGCCTCTCCAAGCGAGTTAAAGAGCTGATCCGCAACTTGGCTTAATTCTGCAAAGGTTTTCTGCTGAGCATTTAGGTTGCTGCCAAGTTCGCCAGCACTGCTTGACGCTTGTTCAAGTGCCCTGTAAATAACATCCCCGGTTATTTTCCCTTCTGAGCCAAGCTGCTTGATCGACCCTGCGCCTACACCCATTTCCTTGGCAAGCAAAGTGCCAAGTTGAGGCATTCTTTCCAAGATGATTGCCAGTTCATCGCCATTCAAAACACCTTTGCCCATTGCCTGCGACAACTGCAGGAATGACCCAGCTGCATCTTCAGAAGAAACACCAGCCTGTTTGGCAACAACATTGAAGCCAGAATAAATATCGTTGACTTCTTTGAGTCCATACCCAAGACCGCTCAATCTGCCGTACGCATCAGCGAATGCCTCGGTCGCTTGAGTTTGCGTCAACCCAAACTGATCAGCCGCATTGGCGGCAAGTGCTGTAGCTGTTTCAAATTCCTTTGTGGAGCCGGTCAGATTTTTTAATCGCTGCTCAGCCGCTCCACGGGCAAACGCAGTCTCAAGACTTTTCCTTACTGTTTCGGCTGCCGTTGTAAACGCAATTAACGGACCAAGTGACGCCTGTAAAGCTGCGCCAAAGCCCTTAGCGCCCAATCCTGCAGCGTCAAAACCTTTCTGTGTACCCTTTGCGGCCGCGTCTACACGATTAAGCTGCTGAACCGCGTTCCCGGCATCAACGTTAATGGCAACGTTGGCAACGACAGACACAGCAGCATCGTTCAGCTCTGATAATCAGTCTATCGCCGCCGTGCCTTTTTCATCGCTGCTTCATGCTCTTCTGCTTCTACCGAATAAATGGCAAACCATATCATTAGTTCTTCCTGCGTCAACCGTTCCATAAGCTCGCGCAGGGTGTACCCTAGATCTCTTGCCAGACGCGCCAAAAACCTTAGTTCTGGGTCGCGCTTGACCTGGCTGATTAGTTTTTTGCGTCTTCCTCTTTAGCTTCTTCGGTGTTGGTGAGCACTGCAAGCATCAGATTTTGCAGGTCAACATCCCGAACCTCGTTCTTGAGTTCAGCGATTTCGCCTGCACGAAACAGTGGTTCGCCGTTCTCATCCTTTGCTTTTTGGATCAGCAGCTGCAAAGCAAAAGCCGTGGCATCATCGCTGCCAGCAGTCTTTTGTGCACGCTCACGCTCTGCCATGGTCAGCGGCGTGCAGTAAAACTCAAACTCCGTGCCGTCCGATAATTTCGCGGTCTTTTTGCTTGGCGTCAAATTTGCTGCTTTTTTGAGGCGATCAAGCGCACGCATCGACTGAGCAGGCATAAGAATGATTGACTTGCGCTCTACTTTAAGCATAAAAAAGGCCCTCGGTGCAACCCAAGGGCTTGGTAATTTCCGTCTTCAGTATCAGCTCTTGCTGAAGTCGAAGGTAGGTGCAGCAGATGGACGGAAGGCGATCTCTACCATTTGAGCGTCGTCAGGGTTGACGGTCAGGCTGGCAGAGGTAAGCACTGCGTCAAACTCAATGCTACGGCTCAGCGCAGCACTGATACTGCCGCCACTGAGGACGCGATCAATGTAGAGCTTGAAGCTGGCACCCGATTGTTGG